GCCCAACCACTATCTGTTTGCCAAACATCACCTTCTTTATGTCCACCACCACCTTGTCCAGGTTCAGCTTCTTTAATATAATCCATTACAGTTGGTAACGGGTCACCAAATTTACGATCTTTCCAAATAGATTCTGATACTAATTCTTTTAATTTAATCATTTTCGTTATCTCCTTGCCAATTTTTATCCACATAATTAAAGAATTTTGCTTTTGCCTCATCACCTAATTCATCAGGAGAACCAACACCAAACTTCTTTAATGCACCATTGAAGAATTTCTCATATTCTGCTTTATCACCTGTTTCTTCATTAATTTCATAGTATCTACCTATAATATGTCCCATATCCTCATATAAAGCACTCATTCTTTCTTGTAATCCTTGTGCTTCATTTGCAATTTTACTAAATTGACCTGAGAGTGAACCTAAATCTTTCATATTACGATTGATTGTAATTTTATCAAACCATTCTTCGGTTTCTCTCAAGGTATGAGTTTTTGCAGTTTTTGCTATCTCTGATAATTTTTGTGCAACTGCTCTTATATCATTTTCACGATAAATATGTTTACCCAAAGAACCAAAATTTCTAACATCTTCTAAAAATTGAGCTTCATCAATTTCATGACCTTCTTCGTGATCTTCTGGCATTAAAGATGACAACCTAATATCAGAATTCACATCTTCAGTAGAAATTTTAGTCTTAAACATATCAAGATTTGAAAAGGCTGGTTTATTAACTACCCCACCCACCATAAAATTTTCTACTATTTGTTTTAATTTAATTTCTTTTGACATTATATGTCTCCTATTATCTCAATTTGAGTATCTTCTAAATTTATTTCTTACTTTATGCCACAATTGCTTTATAAAATCTTCTTCACCATAATGAGTTCTTTTAACATTACCTTGATTAAGTCCTCTTACTAAATCCAAAGCTTCATATCTACCACCCTTTACTCCATCCATCATAGTTTTAATAACTTTCTGTGAAGCTTTACCTAAGATATTAGACATTACATTTAAATCTCTATCAACTAATTGTTTTGCCTCAGATGAACTAAATGCCTTACCAAATGCGGTAAATTCATCTAATTCAATCAAATGTTGTTTAAATTTTCTATGAAAAGATTGTTCGTTAGTTGATTTTTTAGATTCATCTACTTCAATTCCATCTTTTTCAAGTAAAAATCTTTTAAATTCTCTATGACTAAAGTCACCCATTATTCACCCCTAATAATCTTATTAATCATATCTTCTGCTTTACAATATGTTCCACAAGTTCTTCCTTGTGCTTTAGTTGTTCTATCTACACCCTCAGACATTGGATACATAAAAGCACCTTGTGTAGAAGGATTAGATACGAAATCAAATGCAATTAATTCAAAATCTGGTTGTACTTGTTGTAAATCTTCTCCATCTGCTTCACTAACTGTTTCTACTGAACCCATCCCACGAGACGAAATTCCGAGTTTAATTCCTGCTTTAAATAATTCTTTTAATATATTACCACTTGGTGTACCCAATACTTCAACCGTACCAAGTAAATCATCCCCCAGCCAATGCATCTCTTTAATATTATGTGAAACATTCTGTAGGTTCACTACAGACGAATCTGGGTGGTCTAATTCCCCCATAGCACGACGCTCTTTAATATAGGTAGAGGAATACTTTTTTGCCTCCCTGACCAAAACTTCTCTTGGATACACTCTACCATTTTGATTTTTAGCCTCTGCCCGTTGTAATACTCCTTTAACAATTAATTTACCATTGTTTTCCTTTAATGATTCATTTATTTGTTCTTCTTTTATTTCAAAGGGTAGGTAATCTATTATTAGTGATTTGCTCATAATTATTTTATCCTCTTAGTGAGTGTCATTAATTCTCTCATAAATTTAGTTATGTTTTGTTGATATGACTTTATTATTTTATTGGCCATTGGTTTCTCACCACCACCACTTAAATCTTGTGCTAACTCATACATATTCAAACGTAAACGACTTTCTGCCTTCTGTATATTCTTTACCTGTTTTTTTGTCTTTTTAGGGTTAACAGGTGCCTCTGTTAAAAGTTCAGAAGCCTCAAGAAAATCTTTTAATCCTACAGACATTAGTATAATTTACCAACTTTATTAGCTAATTTAACTAATCTCTCACTAATTTTACCTAATGCCTTATGAGTAGTTTTCCAATAATCTCTTGAATCTATGTTCAATTCATTTTTCAGTCTAACATTATATTGAACAGTTCTTTCTAATTCTTGTAAGGAATCACGAGTTTCTCTCATTGCTAAACCAATTTTTTGTTTAGGTGTTAAAGTCTCATCATTTCTATATTGATGATATCTGCCTTCTTTAACAACTTCATATCCAGTTGAATTGGTTGCCACTTCTTCTTCCTTATCCTTATCTTTCTTTTTCTTAGAACTAAATGCAAACGGTGTATTATATCCTGCAATATCACCAGTTTGTGTAATTTCATTAGTTTTTAATAATTCTCTAACAAATGTTCTAATATATTCTCTTAACTTATTTTCCGCTGTCAAGGACATTTTCCAACTCCGTTATCAAATCATAATATCTCATCAAAGTTGTTAATTTTTTCTCTGTATCTTTATTTTCACTAATAGTGTCTGCAAAGTTAATAGCTTCTGTTAACTTAATTTGTGTAATATCATCATCTATAGCAGGTACAAGTTTCTTCAAATAACTTTTTATTTTACCCACCTCTACTTGTACAAATTCTCTTAATGAAGTAGCATTAGAAACATTATTAATATATTTTCTCAATACTTCTTTTTGTTCTGTAGATAATTTAGAGTACTTTTTATTAAACTTTTCTACCATTAACTCATAAGCAAGTAATCTAACATCCTTTTCTTCATTAGTTACGGGAGATTTACTAACCTTTTTATTAGGATTAGTGGAAATTAAATTTTCAACTATTGTATAGCGTGAATCAACTTCTTCTTTTGGACTATAACTTTCGTTAGAAGTTTCAATAGAAAATAGTTTCCAAATGGAAGCCAATTGTTTAAAATTAGGGATTTTTGAAGTAAATAATGTTTTTACATCATAATCTTCCTTAATTTCTTTAATTAAATTATATTTTTCTCGTCTGAGGGAGGTATTTGTAATTTGTGCCCGTTCTTTCAAGACAGCATCTACTAATCTATTTGCGCGTTCTTCAGAATTATACCGTTCTTTTGTTAAAATTTCATATAATTCTAATTCTTTTCCCAATGACGTATTTTTATTAAAATACTTTTTGACTAAATTTACAGACTTAGATTCTTTATTACTCAGTATATCTGATGTTATTTGTCGAGTCAAAACTTCAAATAACACACCAGTATTTTTAATTTTACTGTGCTTCAACTTTTTTGACATATATCACTCCAATGATAATTATATTCATTCTATTATAAATATTAAACTTCTAAAATTTATATATATTGCTATTTAGAATTTATTTCCTTATCATATTCCTCTTTTACTTCCTCAGACTCCGTTAATATCTTCGTATGAGGTTTAATTAATGTTCCCTTTAGTTTATCTACGTGGGCTAAAGCTAATGATTTACCATATTTAGGTGCTCCACTTCCACCTTTTCTTTTATCGTGTTTACCTAATGGATCTCTACCTCTAGCACTACCATCTTTTCCATAATGAGGGCCTTCTTTAGGTCTACCTGCTCCCTCTTGTCCACCTTCAGGACTTCCACCTTCATCATCTAACTCGTGTCCTGTTCTACCCATAGCTAAATCACTTGGTGTTCCTTGTGATTCACCAGATTTTGCTGGATCATTTCCTTCTGTTTCTATTTGTCCTCTTCTAAATTTTTGTTTAAAATCGAAAACAATACCTTCATCTTCTTTCTTAATTTCTTCTTCGGTGAATCCAAATATATTTCTATAAATCCAATCTGTAGAAACTATACCATCTTGTAACATTGAAGATGCAAGTGAAGTTTTACTCGTCCACAACTCAATTTTTTCTTGTTCATAAATTGTAGATGGATTTGTTAATCCCAAATCGAAATTAACTAAATCTGCATCTGTATATCCTTGTACATATAAATGTACGATTGCAATTTTAGTTAATTCACTAACTACAATTCTTTGTATTCTTTCAATAGTTCTAGCAAATCTTACATCCTCTGCTGCAAGTGTTGCCTTACTACCTACTTGTTCTTCATATCCAAGAAATGCCTTTGGAACTTTCAATGCTGCCATTAACTTATTTCTCAAATATTCAATATCTTCTACTGCCTCATAAGTTAATCCTGGTAAAGAATCTATTTGTGTTCCACTATCTCCACCACGAACTGGTACAAAGAAATCCTCTGTAATATTCTGCATATTATATCGTAAGTTATAATCACCAGATTCTTTTTCTACTACGGGAGCCTTTTTCATTTTGTTAATAATTTGGTTCATATAATTATCAACTTCAGCAGGTGGAATATTACCAATATCAATTTTGAAAACTCTCTTTTCAGGTGCTCTCATAATCCTATGAATTAACATAGCATCTTCCATAAGAGATAATTGTTTCCAAGTCTTTCTACCACCTTCAACCATAGCCTTACCATACGGTAAATAATTTGAATCTCCCAATAATCTAAAATGAGCAATTTCAAAATTTTCATATTCTTGTTGTATATGTGTTAATTTTACTTGGTTTGGATCTGCAGGTTCTAATGCAAATTTAACATACTCTGGATTTTCTGGATCAATTCCTTCTAATCTCACAACATCATAACTTGATAAAGGAACTACATTTTTAATCCCATACTTATCATCAATTTCTAAATGTAAAAAGAAATCTCCATACTTACACATATTACGAACCCAAGACCATAAATTAAATTCTACATTCATAATATCATAAAATAAATTATGTAGTATTTCTTTTATCTGATGATTATCACTATTGATTGTTAAAACATCACCATATTCACTTTTCATTGTTGATTCGTCTGAATATACATCTAACGCAGATGATATAATAGAATCTGAATCCATTGATTCATAATCTCTAAATAACCCTAACCGTAATGAGCGTACCATCGCCGTATCTGAATATCCAGATAGCCCTTTTCCTGTTGAAAAGAGTCGTTGATATCTATCCACTAATTGTTTTTGTGGTAAATATTGTATCTTGCTCGTATCTGCTACTTTTAACCTTTTTCCACCAACGTTTCTAACAATAACGTTACCAGAAAATAATCTAAACAGTCGAGCTCTTATTGATGTGTCTGCCATACTTTCCTCTAATTAATTAACCATTCTAAAGATTCTTTATCTTTTTTATTTCCAATATCCCATTCCCAGGCTTCTTTTCCAGGGTTTGTTTCTGTTATATAAATACCAGGATTCATATCCATCCCTGTTAAAGTTTTCTTTTGTAATTCTACTCCTTCGGCCCTCAATCTTAATGCAGTTTCTCTAATCCACAATCCAATACCAAATGACATTACTAAGTCATCATTATATCCTGACATTGCTTCGGCCTTAGTTCCGTTATATATAAATACAAATAATTCATCAATTAATCTCTGGGAATAGACTTTAACTGACTTTTCTCTAAAAAATTCTTCTAATTTAGAAATAACTAACGGTCTAGTTTTCGTAGACATTGTAAAACCTGGAACCATTTGTTTTTCCTGTCTATAAATTTTATTAGTCATTTGTTTTTGTGTATCTACATATTGTAAATCTTTACTCATATAAAATAAATTTTCATATTCTCTGTCTATTACTTGTTGAATTGCTGCCCATCCTATTGTGGCGTTTTCAATTACCAATAATGCGTTATTATATTCCTGAGATATATTTACAAGTAAGTTACCAAAATCTCTTGTAGAAATCTTACCTTTATATTCTGCTACTTGTTTACAATCTTCTACTTCCATAACATGAAATGCAGAATAATCTGTTGCATCACCTCTACTAACATCTGCACTCACCACATAATCTTTTGTATAATTTGGTTGTTCCCATATCCAAACATTACTATCTATACCTCGTCTTTCCACAGGGTCTTTTACCATAGTGGTTCTATATTCTTCTAAAATAACACCATCTACTACTGATTGTCCTGAAGTGATGAAGTCACAATCACATTCTTGTGCTGCCATTGAGGGCCCAAGTAATTTATCTTGTTCTGCTCTCCATTCATCATCTCTTTCAGGATGTATAGTCCAATGTAATCTAATCATATTCCAATCATTAGTACCATCTTCAGCATCAACCCAAATTCTGTGAAACCAGTTTCCTACTCCGTTTGGTGTAGATAATGCTATACATTGGCCACCCAATGCCAAAGTTTGAGATGCGGCAGTCCATATTGTATCTATTTTAGGAATAAACGCCGCCTCATCTAACACCAATAAGGATAGTGCTTCTGAACGACCTGCTTCCTCTGAACTTGCTATTGCCTTAATTTGAGAACCATTTCTATATCTTAATGATAATTTATTATCTTCTACACAATTAGCCTTTAACCAACTTGGAAGATTTGCGTGCATTACACGAACTTTAGTAACGAGATTTTTTGCAGTATCTTGTTTTGTAGCAATAACCAAGATATTCTTATCATTATGAAAAGTCATCATCCATAAAGAATATCCAGCAGTTAATGTACTAATACCTAACTGTCTAGCCTTTAAAATTACATTGTATTCATTATTTAATAAATCTTCAATTGTTTTT